TTTCAAAAGTCCAAGTACATCATGGCTGGTAACCGAATCCAGATTTCCTGTCGGTACTGCGTAGTTAGTAAAAACGATTCTTTTGTGCAGTTTTGCTTTTCTCTGGCTCCGATCGGGGCGCGATCTGGACTTTGCAAAAGGCAAATTGCACAAAAAAGAGGGCCGAACAGGGAACTGCTCCCTGCTCGGTCCTCTTTTACTTTCTCATCTTATTTCTTCAGATAACTCTTTGAACTGAATCCGATGTACTCAACACCGTCGAGAGTGACTGTGATGTATAACCACTTCACTCCGTTGTATGTGGTGTAATAACCATAGTTATGCACTTCAGTTCCTGCCGGAATGACGCACAATGCTTTCTTGTTGCTTCCTGCATCGTTTCTGCAATACAGCGCATCGGTTGTCTTGTAAGTTCCTGCAAGGCTTCTGTCATAACTCTTTGCATAGCAAGTTGACTTCACGGTCTTTGTGATCGGCTGGTCTTTTGGCTGTGGTTTGGTTGTAGTTGCTGCGGAGCCGTTCAGAATCTTGTTGACCTCTGCCTGAATGACTGCCGGGTCATATCCTGCCGCCTTCAGGGCAGTTGATCTTTCAGGGTCATTTCCCCACTGACCTGCAATGACCTCGTGAGCTACTGTTGAAGTGCTCTTGCCCGGTGTCTGAACCGGATGACTCTGCGCTGCATCGGAATCATACTTCGGAGTGATGAATCCTCTGATATATCTTCCGTTGATGGAGATTGTTCTCTTCTTGACTGCATTTCCATAATTGCCTTCAGTTACAACAAAGTAACCGGATGCCTGATTGACATAGGTTACTGTTCCAACATGGTCAGGAGTTCCGGTGTTGTCTCCGACTCCATTGTCCTGCCAGTCATACAGAACTGCCTCTCCCAGCTTCGGAACGTGTGCGTCGTTCTCTTCCCACACTCCCATCGCTTTCGCTCTCTCGATCAGATAATAGCAACTAATCTCAATCGGCATGATCGGAGTATATTTGAGGGCAACTGCCAGTGCGGACCATGTACACGCACACCACGCCCATCCATATTCCATTTTTGTGTTTCTCGGAAGTGCTCCGGTGAAGCTGTTGTAAATATCAATAATACTCTTGTATGAGCCATCTGCTTCTTTCTTGCCGACCCAACTTTCAACCAGATCGACAACTGCCTGTCTTGAATACATTTTCTTTTCTTCCTTTCCTGAATCTGCCTTTCCGTCTGTGACATACTGCTTTATCCAGCGGACGCAACACTCGTGCCTGCTCTGGAACTTCTTGTCCCCGACCTGATTGTTGTTGCTTGTGTCCTGCTGATCGAGCAGGAGGGATGTGAAGATCGTGTCCGGTGTGTATGGCTTCGATGCTCTGCCGAAGATTCTCTTCACTGGTCCCAGTCCTCCGAGATGTTCGATCTCGCACCACATCATCTGCGCTTTGATGTCGGTCACTCCATACGCTTCTGCGCTCTTGATGTATGTGTTCATCAGTTCAGAGAAGAGTTCGTCCTGACACTTCTTTCCGGCATCCGTTGTGATGATCGCGACCAGAGCCTTCTTCTCCGCTGCGGATGGATTCCATCCGGTTGCCTCCCAGTCAACGGACAGCTTCTTCTCGATTCCTGCCGTGTCTGCCTTTCTGAACGCTGCGGCATCTGCGGCCAGAATCATTTTGCAGAGTCTTCTTCCTTCGTTGCCATAGTTCTGCGCCCATCCGAGAGTGCAGGTCTTCTCGTTTGAAGAGTTCGCTGCTTTGCCTGCATATGCTGCGTAGTTCTGTCCGCCGTAAATCTGACCACCTGATTCCACTCCGCCGATGATCTTTGCCAGTATTTCAAGATGTTCTTTTTTCATATCCTGATACCTCCACAAAAAGAGGCGGATTGCTCCGCCTCCTGTTCCTTGCTGTTCTTACTGCTCATCTTCGCCTTTGATGGCATCCGCTTCCAGAAGCTGTCCTTCTTCGATTCCGACGTTTGCTGCATCAGTCAGACCTTCTCCGATGATGTATGCGATCACGGATGCGCCTGCCATGATGATAGCAGTCACCTGTGTTGCAGTGTTCTCTGCTCCGCCTGTTGCTACGATCATCATAGAGACGAAGGACGCAACTGCTGTCCATAATTTTCTACTTGTCAGTTTCTTCATCCAGTTAATGTTTTTCATGTTCTTTTCCTCCTGTTATAAAAATGAATTTTTCTCCATGCACTTCTGATAAACCTTGTCTATCTCCGCGATGGCATTTCCTGCCTTGTTGTTCTTGTAATTCGGATGTTCCAAACAGTAATTCTCATAATCTGAAACGTCATCCAAAATCTGATTAAAAAACTCTTCAGAATGTTCCACTCCTCTCCTCAATTCGTCTGCAAATCGGATGATTCGTGTTCGACACGCATCTGCATCGTCCTTGTCCATCCTGTTTTCCAGTTTGTCATGTTTCTCTTTCAGGTCCTTGACTTCCGTCTCAACTGATTCCAGTTTGTCCATCATGTCCTTGTTCATGGTCTTTCCGATGCCTCTTGCGACGGCAGACCACGGATTGATCTTGATAGGTGCGATCTGCACCAGTGTCATCAGGAGCAGTGCTGCTCCGCCTCCTGCTTGCAGCCAGTCATACAGGCTCATGTTCCTCACCTCCTCTCATGCTGAATAAATACTGGCAATTCTCGCACGGCTCCTGTCCGGCCGGGATGTGGTAGTCCTGACATTCACCGCATGAACCAAAAACAGGACACTCCGGTCCCCGGCACTCTTCAAGAGTTCTCCGGCAATGACCGTCATGTCCTGCGTGACTGCACTTGAAATTATTCTTTCGGTGCGTCCTGTTCTTTCTTTGCCTCAATGATCTCCGCCTTCTGGTCTTCGGTAATCCATCCCCTTGTCACCGCATTTTCCAGACCTGTGTCATTCAACCTTCCTGCAAGGTACAGTTTTTTCAGACGATTATACATTCTCTTCACCTCCCAAACTTGCAACGATGAGGTCATCCACAATGCCGCTCAATTCTTCGTTGCTGGCTTTCAGTGCTGCATTCTCATCCTGAAGTGATGCCACCTGTTCCTGAAGAATCTCCATCTCGGTCTTCTCTTCGCCTTCCTGCTCTGCCTTGATTGCTTTCTGTAACCATGCTTCACGGTTCTTCTCGATTGACTCTTCCAGATTCTCTCTGTATTGTGTTTCCAGAGTGTATCTGTCATAGGTGTACACCTGATCTCCCTCTTCTTTCTCGATCGGGCCTTCGATGTTCTCATAGAAAATGACTGTGCAGGTTCTTCCGACCATTTTCGGCAGTGCCTCAATCTCATGCTGCACAAGCGGCTTGATGTTGCTTTCTGTTCTCATTGCTCACTACTCCTTTCAGCAGTTTCAAATTGATAAACGGCTTCACACGTTCCTTCCAGAAGTTCCATGAATCCGAATTGTAAATGAATCCCATGTATGAGATCATACCGGATGCGTTCGTCGGTGAAATGTATGAGATTTTTGAAATCTTCTTCGCCTTGTGGCTTATCCTGAACATGATTGACTTCCGCAGTGTTGTCCATGCGCCTGCATGGAATTTATACCCTAAGAAGTCCAGCGGTCTGTCCTTCAGTGGAAAGACCTGCCAGTTTGCTTTCACCTGCATCTTGACCTTTCTCAACTCATTCGCAATCATTCGGAGTGCTTTGTGTAATCTCCGTTTATTTGAATCAAATAGGACTATATCGTCCACATATCTTGTATGGTGCTTTGCACCTGTTTTCTCTGCGATCATATGATCTATGTCCTGAAAGAAGAAATTGCAGAACCACGGCGATGTGTAGAGTCCGACCGGAATCCCTACTGCGTCAACTTCTGGAAGCATCCTCGTGTGATCTGCCATAGGTTGCTGATAACTGGCAATCAGTTTGAAAGCAAGGTTCAGGAACTTCCTGTCCTTGATCTTCTTTTCCAGTTTCTGCCGCAGTGCTTCATGGTTCATTGTCGGATAACAGTGGTGGACATCCAGCTTCAGGACTTTACTTGTCCCGATCGGGTCACTCTTTATCCAGTGTTTAATCATCTTTCGTGCTCCGTCCGTACCTTTACCCGGTACGCATCCGCAGGAGAACTTGTCGGCTCCGTGTTCAACAATCTCTCTGAAGACCTGAACGAACGCATGATGGATGCACTGATCTGGATAGAACCTCGGCACGGCGATGACTCTCTTTTTCTTCTTGATGCCGTCATAGATTTCTCTGATCGTGTATTTTGCCGGAACGAAGGTTTCATTCACGAGCATTTCCTGAATCTTTCTTGCATAACTGTCGATGTCATTCAGGATTCTCTGCACGGACGGCCGATGCGTTTTCCGCTTCGCTGCCCTTTTGATCGCACGTTTGATATTCTCAATATCCGTCACTCTCTCGAACAGATGCCCGATTCTCTTCGTCCATACGATGTTTTTAAGTTTCTGTAAGTGCATTTTGAAATGGTTTCTCCTATCTCTTTGTCAGCCTCATCGGTTTTCCAAGCAAGGTACTAGCCGATGCCATTCACGGCTTTCATTTTTGCCAAGGGGCAAGGACAGAATTTTCATCCTGTTCCGTACCGGAGTACGGAGTGTAAAGTCACGATACATTTATACCAAATATTGAGAAATGTATCTAAATTAACGAGATATTGACAAAGTGGGCGGCCGCCGATGTTCCAGTTCGAATTCCCAGAGCCGTTGTTGCAGTTCCGGTAGAAGGGGCCATCGTTGACACCGTTGTTCACGTTACCCCCGGAAATGACCAGCCGCTCGTGTCTTTACACCCTACAATTTTATTTATTTCCTGTTCTCATTTCAGGCGGCATCCTTCCAGCATGATTTTTCCACTTTACTTTTCCTTTGCTGGAAGGTTTCATGGGGGAGGGAATCCCCCATGTCCCCCTCGAAATGGTTATTTCCGACCAAGAGGGCGGCCGCCGATGCTCCAGTTCGAAACCCCAGAGCCGTAGGAGCAGTTCCGGCAGAAGGGGCCAACGCTGACACCGTAGTTCACGCTACCCCCGGAAAGGACCAGCTCACCGCCTTCGGCGGCCCAGTAATAGTCAGGGAAATACGTTCCCGAAGAACCAGTCGCATCGACGCAGATTTCAATTTCCGGCCATTCAGGGTCATATCCGAACTTCTTCACATATCCGCCTGTCTGTGATGCCTCATAGCCTACTTTGAAGTAATCTCCCTCATATACCTTGTCTGCATAGCTGCTGCGCTTGTTGCAGTAGTAATGCTGAAACTTCTTGATATTGTCACCATCTCTGAACTGCCACATATTTCCGAACCAGTCCTCAATGTACAGAAATCTGACGGCCGTTCTTCCGTCAACACCTTCGACACGACCGTTTGCGGACTGCATCTCGATTGTTGCTCCTGTCTTCTGTACGCAGGACCATACATGATGATCTGTCGTGATGTTTACCGGGTCCCCATCAAAGAAGATGTTTGATGCGCTCTCAATCTCTGCGGAGTCTGTGATCTGTGTCACCGTTCTCTCTGCAAATACGCTCTGGTTTCCTGCTGATGTTCCGATTCCGATTCCCTGACCGACAGTGAATCGTTCCGCCCAACTCTTTGCGATGGTGATGTAATTTGTGTTGTTTCTCGCCTGAAGTGCCACATTTGCTGCGTTATCATATGGCATCTCGGAACGACCTCTTCCGAGGATTGTCTGTGCATTTGTTCCTGCGAACATTACAATGAACAGTGTATCGAGCAGGTGCATCGTCCATACATCATCCAGACACCACTTGTCACCCTTTGCAGTGCATAAGGTTCTGAACTGTGCTCTTGTCTTGTTGTGCAGTGGGAACACTCCTGCTTTTGATTCCAGTTTTGTTCCTTCTGTGTTGAGTGAGCCGTTGAAGATTGGAATGTAAATCTTCTCGCTCTGACGATCTCCGTCAGTAAACGCATGGTCAAGATGACATCTTCCGACAGGTCCTGCTGCCACCCATCTGTATTCCCACTCCACTCCGTCTGAATCTGTCTCGAAGTATCTTGCTGTGTATACCTGTGGCACTTCGAGCATGACATCTCCGTTGCTTCCGTCCCACTGGAAGTCTGCATCACCGAGATATGCGTTCACGCTCATATCCTCTGCCACATTGCAAGGTTTCACGGAGTTGTACGGATATACGCTCGCCATGAAGTCGTTCTGTACAGTTCCGTTTCCGACCGCCGCCTTCGCAACCAGTCCGATCGCTGCTCCGACTCTTTCCCATGTTGTCGAAGATGCTCCGACCTTTCTTCTTGCTCCATAGCCGCGCAGGGCATCGCTCTCCACTGCGGTCACTCTTGCTTCCAGTGCTTCGAGATCACTCTGAAGGGCAAGTGCTCCGGCAGACTTGATGGTCACGGTTGATGCGTTCGCAACTTCAAGATAATAACTCATGTTGATAACACTCGGAACCACTCCGTTGTATGCAGGCATATAGTCGGATGTGCTTGCTGTTGCGATGGAGTACAGAATTTCGCCCTTGTCCGGGTCAGATGCAAACACACCAAACTCTGTGATGTCATATCCTGCTGTCAGTGTGCTGTTCTCCATTGTGATCTTCAGCACCAGTGCTGAATCTGTATTGATAACTTTGTTTGAGATCGGGAATGTCTGCTTCACGGTCTTCAGCGCAGTTCTCTGTGAGATGTCCTCGCTCGAAGTATATGAGCCACTTCCCGACTGTGCCTTTGTGATCTGAATGGCACATTTTCCTGCCTGCGCTTTTGCGAGCAGTGCTTTTCCATCCTTCGTCAGTTTTCCTGGATTCCAAATAAGCATTTATAATTCCTCCTATCGTACTGTTGTACTTGTTTCTTTTACTTCACCATACAGCGCAATGTTCACGCTGCTCTCTTTTGCTTCACTGGCTGTTGTCAGATGATTCAGGACTGTCGTTGTGTTCTCCACATTGGTCACTCCTGCTGCACTCTGGCCTGCTGCCGTTTCAGTCTGTACCTGAATATCATTTCTGACGGTTGTCTCTCCGACCGTCTCTCTGATATATCCGGCCGCATACACTCCGTTCGGAACATCGTAGTCTCCGAGCAGTACGTTCGGAACGATGGAGTCCTGCGTTGAGAACATCCATGTGCAGGCATTCATGCCGGATGGAATATTTCTCTCGACGATGACTCTTCGCACATGAGATCGCACGTTCTTGACCTTCTGCACGAGTCCTGTCAGTTCCTCCATGATGTCTGATGTCATCAATGCTGATGTTACGATGTCGAATGTTCCCGGTGTGTATGGAGGTTCGTCGAAGTCGAACCACTCCACGACCTTTCCACCTCCGAGAACGACATCGACCATCTCTGATACTGCTGCCGGGGTTCCTGCCTTCGTGTACCAGTTCAGAGTGTTCTTGATAATCGCTTTCTTCTGCTCGATCGGCAGCATCTGCGAATAGTACATTGCCCTCTGCTCCACTGCAAAATAATCCAGTGTTTTCTCATCCAGCTTGTCGATGTCAGAGAAGCACTTTGTCTTCTCTGCCTTCTCGATCACCATTGCAACTGCCTTTTGAAGTGCGTAACTGATTGCCTGCATCTCTGGTGATTTCTCATCTTTCCACATTTCGGCAATTCCGCCCTCTGACAGTTTAATCATCCTCAATTCCTCCATAGGCCACTTTCTTCGTTGTGACCTTCGCCACGGCTGTCTTCTCAATCTTCCTGAAGACTGGTGCGTTGATCTCCACTCTCTTCGCTCCTGCATCTTCGAGCATACAGATCAGCTTCGACGGATTGATGTCGCGTCCGATCTTTGACCGCTGCCATACGATGTAATTCTCGACGGCAGCATTGACCGCACTCTGAATTGTGTTCGCCTGCGCTGAATCACTCTTGTTGATGTAGTATTTCAGGTCAAGCGCATATTCTACTGTGTCCGGTGCTTTTACGATCACTTTGTCCGTCAGCGGACGGATGTTCTCATTGTACAGATAATCCTGCAATGACCGGATGATGCTCTCGTTCGGGAGTTCTCCATCGTTCATGATGAACTCGATCAGAACCTCCGTCGGATTCTCGCTGTCGATGTATACGTCCGTGATGGATGAGTTGAAAGTCTTCACCCAGTATCTGTATGACTCTTCCGGTCCTGCAACTGAATACTTGCTCGGCGCGATGTAGATTCGCTCTGCAAGGCTGTCATCTGATTCGATGTCAGTTCCTCCTGTTGATTCTTCCACGCTCTCTGCGCTCTGGATGTATGCGATCGGGTCCACAAGCACGTTGATGTCTCCTGCCATCAGTCCATTTCCTGACGTTCCTGCCGTCTGGCAGGTGCAGATCAGTTCGATGCTTTCTTCCCCTGTTGCGATTTCTGCATATTCATTTGTCTCGAAGTACAGTTCGCCATTCGTGACTCTTGTTCCGGTCGGAATTGCGACCGGATGCGGACGCAGGCCAGACAGTGTGAACTTCACTTTCACGACTGCTGCCTTCGCAGGCTCTCGCTTGATTCCTTTCAGTGCGGCCAGATTGTCCAAAAACTCGCCGTAACTGTATTTCAGCAGGTCCTGCTTCCCTGCACGATCGACATAGAGCAGTGCCTGATATATCTGAATCGAGCAGGCATACAGAACCAGCGCAGGAGGGTCTGCCCTTCCCAGTGTTGTCGGTGTTCCGGTCAGTGTCTCATATCTCTCCTGATAGTCCGACACCATCTGTCTCTGCACATCGTCCAGTGTGATGTAGTCAATGAAGCTCACCTCTGGCAGATTTTCGATTTCGTCAATCACTTCAGTTCCTCCTCTCTATGTATATTGTCGGTTCAATAGAGCCGTCTCCATTGACCTTGCCTTCCACATTTGCCACTGTAACCTCTGGAATATACTCTTCGAGTTTTTCTTCCAGTTCGATTGCCAGAAGGTTCAGTGCCTCCTGCGGAGGTCTTGAAATGAACTCTCTTTCGAGTCCGAATCCCCTGCTTCCGGGGATTGTTCCAACCATCGACAGGATGAGTGCTTTGATCTGGCTGTCAATGCGCTCTATTCCCTGCGTATCACCTGATACAGACATGATATTGATGGATTTTATGAGTCGTTTTGCCATCCGCTCGCCCTCCTTAATACTCGGAGAATGTCAGCGAGACTTTCGCCTTCACCAGTTGTCCGCTGTTCCATACCTCGTCCCATGTCTCTGATATGGATTCCAGTTTCATCTTCCCGGTTCCGACCTTCTTTCCGCCGATGTACAGATAGTCCACTGTTCCGCCCTCGCAGGCTTTTTCCAGTTTTTCCAGTGTGGCTCTCGGCCGCACACCTCTTTCTGCTGCGAGCACTGCTTCCAGTGTCACACTGGATGAATCAGGACCTGCAAATTCGCTTTTCGGTTTTCCGTTCACGATGTTGTGTGTGTGCCATCTGGCCGACACTGTTCTCTTAAAATTGTTGAATGTCAGGGTCTTATTGCTGCTCACCTCGAAGGTGATCGTTCTTCCCCAGTTTCCAATCTTTCCCACGCGGCTCCCTCCTTACAGTCTCGCTTCTAATTTTGAGAGCCGATTCAGGATGCTTCCGAGCGTTGTTGCTCCGCTTCCATCCTTCAGCGTTATGTTTCCGCCTTTATACTGGATGTATGCCTCTCCTTTTTTCTCTCCGAGTTCCTTGCGGAAAACCCCTTTTCCGCTCACGCTCGGTTTGTTGGCTTCGTTCCAGTATCTTCCCATCACCACTCCGGCCGCGCACCCATTTGACAGATGCAATACAAGCACCTCTGCTCCGACAGGAGGCATCTTGTACTCGTCCCCCATTGAAAAGACCGGGAGATCGTCCGTCACGGAATCGTCAAGATCAGGATATGTCACGCTTATCATTCCGCTTCCGTAGTCGATGGATGATACTCTTCCAATTCTGATGTTTTTCTCTGCCATGCTTTCTCCTCCCTTCTTTAGTCGAATGTGCCTGAATCAACCCATCCGTAAACATTGCTTTTGCCGTCTGTATGAATAAGGTGATACGGATGTGCCTTTCCATTTCCGGCGCAGTTCGGACCGAGTGTGATCTTCGCTTTTCCTGCTCTGGCACTGTACCCTTTACTTCCGGGCCATGATGAAATATAGTGTGTTCCTCCGTGGAAGTTCACAATGTCCCCGACTTTGTATGACTTTTTCGTGGTTGTCGGTTTCTTCTTTGCCGGAGTCTGTTTCTTCGGTGTGTATGACAGTCTTGTCTGGCACTTGTGCATCTCAACGCTCTGCTTCGTGTTTCCATCCGACACCTCTGTCGTTGACTTATCTACGAAGTATTTTCCGTTTGCTTTTCCCATGCCGGAGATCGTCACGCACACTCCGGCGCATATCTTCGGATTCGGCCAGATTCCTCCTGATAGTGTTGTTGCCTGCTCGTTTGACTGATTCACCGCCGCGGCCGCCTTGTAATATGCGTCGGCTGCGTCGGATGCCGTCTCATTGATCTTCAGGACCCTGCTGCCAGATGCCTTCTCTGCCTTCAGTCCGAGAAACACGCTGATCTCTTTGCTGTTTTTCCCTGACTTGTAGGATATTCTCGCCCCGGTGTATGTTCCTTCCAGTGCGTCCTCATAGTCCCAGTTGTCATCCACGAATGACTCTCTTTTCAGTGTTGCCACTGATTTCTTCTTCTCCTGCGCTGTCTGATCGTATATGACTATCTTTGAGTTGAACACTTTCATTGACAGTCCATAGCTTTTGCAGACTTCGTATAGAAAAGCCGAATCCGATTTCTCTGACTGCTCAATCGCGCTGATCGTGATTGACGGTCCAGAGTATGAAAGATTCAGCTTGTACCTTTTGGCAATTTCTGTCGCGATCTTCTTGACCGTGACCTTCTTCCATGTCTTCGTCCGCTCCCTGCTCTTGAATGATTCGCTTGCCGGAATCGCCAGTGCTCCGAAGGTTGCCTTCAGCGGTCCTCCGCTGAACTTGATGCTGTCCAGCACGAATTTTCCGCAGTCGAGTTTCAGATGCTTTCCTTCTGCGTTCCAGTTCTGGAACGTGATGTTTCCGCTGATCTTGTCTCCTTTTTTCGGATACCATGCGCCCATCCACTTCATCCCGATGTTATGCAGGGAGATGTCGATGGAATCGCTGTCTCCTGATGCTACGTCCGTATATGAGACGCTTTCCAGAAACTCCTTCAGCTTCGTTGTGACATTTTTCCCATTGAAGGACAGGGACGGAACCGCTTTTCTCGGATTACTCATCTTCTTCCATGTCCTCCGTGTCTGAATAATATTCTTCGTTCTCGTCATTATCTGACCGCCAGAACGGAGCGTCCTCGTCCACCTCTTCCGGCAGATCAGGCACGGTCAGAACCGTACCTGAAGGGAAGATGAGGACATCCAGAAACGGCCAGTTCGCTTCAATCAGGTTCTTCATGTACTTTTCTTCACCGTACAATTTGTAGGCGATCAGGTCCCATGTATCTCCCTGAATCGTTGTGTATGTGCTCGCCACCGCGATGCCCTCCTTTCTATGCGAACGATGTTCTCTTGTGTTTCTTCATCCACTCTTTCATCAGCTTCTCGAACTCCGCCTGACTCATCCGGTTCGCTTCCACGATGTCCTCCTTGCTCGGTGCTTCGCCCTCGAAGTGATATGTCGGACTGAACACGAATGTCATCGGCTGTTCATCCTGCTTGCTCTTGCCCTGCTGTCTGTCTCCTGTCAGCGTTCCGATCGTCTCTCCGATGACGGAACTCCTGCTCTGCACCGTTGCTGGTGCTTCGATTTTTCTGACTTCGTTGCTACTGTCAAGAACTGGCTGCGCCATCGACTGTGATGCCGCTTTCTGCACGATTCCGGCCGTGGCTGTCATACCTCTTGCAAGGCCCTCGCCTACGAACTGACCTGATTCAATCATCACTCGCGATGGAGAGTGAATTTTCAGTGCTGAATTGACTGCTGCCGCTGCCGATGCTGCGATGCTCGACGCTGCGGCCATGACTGCTCCTCGCATGGCATTGATACCAGAGACGAGTCCGCTCATCATGTTGACACCTGCTGAATACAGGCTCACACTTGCGAATGCTGCCCTGATGCCGTTTGCTGCGCTTCTGGCTGCTGCAACTGCCTGATTGCATCCGCTCTGTACTGCTGCCACAAGCTGACTCATTCCTGACCGCACTACCGAAACGATGCTGCTCATTCCGCTCGTCGTGACTGATCTGGCCGTATTGACCGTCGTTGTCGTGATTGTGCGAATCTGGTTCAGGGTGATCGTTGTGATTAACTGCATCTGCGTCATTCCTGATCGCACTGCTGTCTGCATCATCATCATTTGAGCCTGCGTTGTTGTAGCTGACTGCATCATATTTGTTCTGACCGTCAGTGACAGTTGTGTCATTCCGGTCTGCATCGCCGTACTTGCTGCCGTTGAGCCTGTCTGAATTGCTGTTCTAAGTGACAGCATCGCCACGGTCACGGTCAGCGTTGCCTGCGCCATTCCTGACTGAATAGATACCGTCAGGGACAGCATTGCCGCAGACATGGCTGTGCTCCATCCTTGTGTGCTCGTCGCGATTCCGGTCTGAATAGATGTCATTGTTGAATCTATGTTCACGGAAATTTCTGACAGGGCAGTCTGGATTGACGAACCCATCTGCGTCATTTTTTCGGCCGTTCCGGTTGTGAACGACTCCATGATTGACTGCACATTTGTCTGCATTGTGGTCAGTGAAGTCTCGACCAGAGTTGAGGTCTGTGTCAGAGATGTTGACATATTCGTGCCGATTTCCGACCACGCAGTTGTCGTGCTGTTGGACACATCCGACCAGCACTGATTCAATGCTTCTGTGACCGTCTGTGTCAGTTCTGAAATGGTCTGTGTGATAGTCGCAGCACCATTGCTGATTCCGTCTGCCATCGCGTTGATTGTGTCAACACTGGCATTCGCTGCCGATGCTGTTGCTCCTGACATTCCAGAATCAATTCCTGATGTGATTCCGTTCGTGATCGCGGCTCCTGATGCTGTTGCTGATGCTGTGACACCCGGAAGGTTGCCGTCGATCGTACTGCTCAATGTGCTTGTTGCTGTCTGGCTTAATGCAGAAATCTGCTCCTGTAATCCTGCCGAGCCAGCAGCCACACCTGTTGACATTCCATTCGTCAGGCTCGTTCCTGCTGCCAGTCCCCCGGCATCCAGTGCGCCCTGCTGTGACTGCAATCCAGACAGAAGGCTGTTCATCGTCTCTGTCCCTGTTCCCTGTGCCGTTGTATTCAGCGTTCCCTGCATACCAACGAGAGAGTTGTTCAGAGATGTCATCGCATCCGTTCCTGACTGCCCTGCGGCCGTCTGTACGAGGTACGATGATGCGTCGATTCCTCCTGCCAGTGACGCATTCATGTTCGTTCCGTACTGCGTCAACAGTGATGTATCTATCTGATAGCCGTTCTGTGCTGCGAGTGATGCGTTCTGTGCCGATGCTGTGATGCTCGGTGTGCTTGCATCAATTCCTGCCGCCACGCTTTCTCCGGCTGCTGTTCCTGCCTCTTCTCCGTCTCCGGTAAACCATCCGACGAAATCACTCCACAAACCTTTCACGGAGTCCACGAGGCCACCGAAGGCATTTATGATGCCTTCTCCGATTCCTTTTATGAGATCGGCTCCGACCTGAATCCAGTCGGTTGTGAATATTGCTTCTATGATTGCCGCCGGAATCTGCACACAGGCCACTATGATCTGCGGTATTGCCTGAATGATTCCAGACACAAGCGCAACAATTATCTGTATTCCAGACGAAATGATTGTTCCTGCATTTGATGCGATTGCCTGTACGAATGCGATGATTCCCTGAATCGCAGCCTGCAAAATTAAAGGAATCGACTGAACGATTCCCTGTACCAGAGTTTGAATCATGGAAAGTCCGGCCGTGATGATGCTCGGCAGTGCCTGTGCAATACCTGACAGCAATCCGACTACTAGCTGAACCCCTGATGCGATGATCTGCGGCAGCATCTGAATCAATCCTGACAGCAATGTCTGAACCATCGAAACGGCTGCCGTCAAAATTGATGGTAAATTCTGTACAATTCCCTGAATCAGACCGAGCACCAGTTGGATTCCGCCCTGCACGATCATCGGCAGTGCCGAAACGAGGCCCTGAAGGAATGTCATCACAACCTGCGTTGCCTGCGAGAGCAACTGCGGCAGGGACGAGAGGATTCCGTTCACCAGATTCAGGATGATCTGGACTCCATCTGTAAAGATGTACTGAAGACCAGATACAATTCCCATCGCAATGCCCTGCACGAGCGTCAATCCTGCTGATACAAGCTGCGGCAGCGATGAGAGCAGTGTGTTTGCTAACTGGAATATGAGATTGACTCCTGCGGTAATGATCTGCGGAGCCTGCTGCGCTATTCCGAGAGCAAGCTGAACGACCATCTGGATTCCCATATTGAGCAGTGCCGGGAGCATGACGGCCAGTCCGTTGATGAGTTGCGTTCCGATCTGCAATGCAGCACTCACAATCGTCGGGAACTGCGATAAAATTCCCTGTGACAAGTTCTGCGTTGCCGTGATTCCTGCCTGAATGATCTCCGGCATCTTGCCGACCATTCCTTGCAGGAACTGCGCCAGAAGCGTTGCTCCTGTCGTGTAAAATTCAGCGATGTACTGCACAATCGCCGTGATGATTGAAGTTGCCAGTGTAGCCGCTGCCGATGTCAGTGCCGGGGCATTGTCAACCAGTCCTCGAAGAAGAGAACTCATGAGTGTTGATGCCATCGTGACAAGCTGTGGTGCGTAGTTTGCGACCTCTGTCACGCAGTCGGCCAGAACATCTCCAAGTGTTTCCGCCATGCCCTGAAAGCCGCCATCTGCGAGCGCATCGGACAGTCTGTAAATCTGATCGGTTCCAAACTGTACGACTTCCCGGAGCGGTCCCTGAAGGTTTTTGTAAATCTTGATACCAGTGTCTTCGAGTGCTGACTGGAAGATCGCCAGATCGCCGTTCAGGTTGTCCAGTTTTGTCTGTGCCATCGTTTTAAGCGCACCGTCGCAGTTTTCCAGTTCTTTCGTGAGGTTTTCCCACTCTGTCGAACCGTCTTCCAGCGTCGTGTTCAGACCTGACATGAGGTCATTCAGAGCGTCAACGTGCTGTTTTCCTCCGATAGCTGCAAGGGCTGCGTTTCGCTGTTCTTCCGTGCATCCGGCCAGTGCCGTGTTCAGGGTTTCAAGCGTTGCTTTTAATCCGATGAACTTTCCTTCCGAATCGAATGCAGATATTCCGAGAGACTTCATCATCTCTCCGGCCTGCCCTGTTCCGGTTGTCAGGTTCGCCATGATTGCGTTCAATGCGTTTCCGGCTTCGCTTCCCTTGATACCTCTGTTCGCGAGGACTCCGAGGGCGGTTGCTGATTCAGTTAGTGGCACGTTCAGGTTCGTCATAACACCGCCGACACCCAAATATGCCTCCATCAACTGTTCCGCTGTCTGGTTTGACTTGTTGTTCGCCTTCGCGCAAATATCCAGATACCCGGCCAGATTGTCCACGCTTACTCCGCAGGCTGACATACTGTCCGTTACGAGGTCAGACGTTCGCGCCAGATCGAGTCCGGTTGCCTCCGATAGTCGCAGGACGCTCGGCAATGCCGAGATAGAATCATTCACTGACCATCCGGCGAGGGCCATGTATTCGAGGGCGGCAGAACTTTCCGTGGCTGTCTTCGATGTGGTCCTTCCACACTCCATTGCGGCCGCTTCCAGTTTCTTGTATTCCTCTTCTGTTGCTCCTGCTGTTGCTGCCGTCGAGGACATCTGTGCCTCGAACTCTCTTCCGACGTTTACGCTTGCGACTCCGACTGCTCCAATGGCTGCTCCTGCTGCCGTCAGAGACTTTGCTGCAAGCTGTACACTTTTAACTCCGAGTGAGCCTAACCCTTCCAGTCCTTTTTGTGCTCCCTGAAGTGCAGAGTTGAATGACTTTTCAAGCTGACCTGCAATCTTCACCGATACCTTATATTCACTCATGACTTACGCTGGCTCACCTCCTTCATGTCATCGCACAAGTCTAAAAGGTCAAAAAAAGACAGGTCCAGAAAATAATCCAGACCTGTCTTCAGGTTCATTGACAAGACAAGGCATAACTTTCGGAGTTCCGACAGTTCGTCGATTCTTATTCCTCTCCGAAGAAAAAACTTGTGACTCTGTTTTTGACTTTGATTGCATCTCTCGGTGCAAGCTGCTTGTAAAACTCGATCGGGTAATCCGTTGCGGATGCTGCGATGACGAGTGTGTATTCCAGATTCGTCTCCGGCAGCACTGTCACGTTGCCGGAAGTGTTCAGGACCTTGTTCGCCTTAATCATATCGTTTGCGGTCAGGTTTTCCAGACCGGAGAAATCAATCTCGGACACTTTCGCGCCCTCGAAATCATACACCTTTGACAACTTCATCTTGCTTTCCTCTGCCTGTACTGCTGCCTGCTCTACTACTTCGTTTTTAACTTCACTCATGATCTTTTATCCTCCTTTTATACCTGACTTCTGATTTTTGCCAGCATATCCTTTCCATTCAGCACGAACTTGAAGTTCAGCTTGTCGAGTTCCAGTGTGGTCTTGTTGTTGATCTGAATTTTGATGTACAGAACTTCCAGTTCAACCTCTGGTTCCATTTTCTTTCCCTTTGTTGCTTTTCCGAGGCTTGTGTTCGTTGCCTTTCCTCTCACAACGATCTTGACCGGATAATAGCCAGTTGCTCCGGTTGTCGGGTCCATGCACTGCATAGATGCCCGGAGAGTCAACTGCGGCGGATTCGTTGTGTCGATGATGCTGAACATATCCTCATAGAGTACAGAGAATGGAATCTTGATCTTGATTGATGCGAACTGGCCTGTGACTGCATCCTCAATCTCTCCGAGCACTCCTGCTCCTTCGAGTGTGTCTGTCAGTGCTTCCAGTTCTCCCAGTTCGATCTCACCGGAAATTCCGATCAGCTTCTTCGCTTTGTCGTTGTACACGTTGTAATGGTTTAATACTTCAGGAATAACAATACCCATGATTATTCACCTCCTCCTGATAATGCGTTCTTTAACATATCCGTGTCATAGGACAGGATGTTGTCAATCTCCTGTGCAGGTGTATATGGTGCGATGCGCTGTCTGAATGTGATCTTTCCTGCCAATGTGTCCGTGATCGGGTTATCACTTGCGAGGTACTGCATCTCTGCTCCGGCCCATTTATCCGGTGCATATGCCGCGCATCTGATGTTCTCTGAATCAATGATGCTTTCGATCAGCACATGATTCATCGGGTCATCGACCTTCTCGAAATAGGTCTGAATGAAATTGTTGCCGTGCCAGTTAAACATTCTTCTGACTGCGAGCCAGATGTCTTTTGCGTCTCCACTGGAAGGAAATGCACCTGTGTAGTTGCCCCACAGCTTCCATCCATTCATGTTGATTGCTGTTGCTACTCCATAGGTGTTCACTGTGCTTCCCTGATCCTGATCGAGAGTCACTTCTGTTCCGTCTGCCAGACAGGTTCCTGTCACTCCGAGCATTTCATTCGACGGAGACAAGGACGGCACATCGTCATTGCTTGCATCGGTGTATGCGATCAGTGCTGCAACTACGGCAGACATTGCGAACACATAATCTCCAACCTTTACGCACGGCCATGTCGGATAACAGAACGCAGAAGTGAATCCGCTGTCCTCTTTTGTCTTCTTGCAGTCCGTGTATTTTGTTGCCTTCGTTGTGTCCAGATCGACCAGAGCAACCGCCTTGAACACTCCGTTGATGTTCGCCGCCTTTGCGGACATTGCGATTCCGACTTCTGGAATCTGTGACCATCCCGGAGCAACAATCAATCCCGGAACAACTCCGAGTTTTGGATATACCTGTCTTACTACTTCCAGACCGCTTTCTTTTCCTGTGGATGCGTTATACGCTCCAACGATGTCCGTCTTTGTAATCATGGACGGGTCAAGCACATTTCCTGATACTGTGATAGATGTTGCGGATGCTCCCTTTCCTCCTTCAATCAGATTGACGATCAGGCTTCCGTCAGTGTCGAACTCTGTTGTATAGTCAGTTCCTGCTGTCAGTGTTGCTGATGCAGCTTTCACAACCAGTCCTTTCGGGATGATTCCCTTCGTGCTGATCTTCGCCTGCATCTGGCTCACTGTTGCAGTTGTTTCCGTCAGTGCTTTCTTGTGCTTTGTTGGGTCAAGTACGTTGATATAGACCGCAGGTGACACCTGATAGATGTTGTTCGTCGCATACATCATCTGACACAAGGTATAGTTTTCAAAGTCGTCCACATATCCCAGTGCAGTCATCGCCTCTGCTGCCGAGTTCGCGAGAATCGGTGTGTTGATTACTTCTTCCGGGTTCTGCACCATATTGACCGGGGCAGTTCCCACAACGACCGGAATTGAGCAGGAACCAGTGATCGGCGCGGTCAGCGCAGTTGCTTCTTCCTGCACAAAAACTCCATGTTTGCTCATTGTTTATTTTCCTCCTTCTGTTTTATATTCCAGTGCTTTTCTGAACGCACTGAAGATATATCCTTTTCTTTCACGCAGCATCTTCTCTGCGATCGGATATTTGATGACCGGAATGAACAGGTTTCTCATTTCCGGTACGTCTTTGCAGGCTTCTTTTGCTGCTTCAGGAATCTCTGTGTATACTCTGTTCTGGATTCCGATGCCCGGAATCGTAGGCCCCACATACATCAGATTTTCCTGTTTCACCTCTTCGGCTGCTGTCTGTGTTTCAGTCTCTTTTACTGCTTCAGCAGTATCTGTCTTCCTCGGCATAATGCTTCGGTTCCCTCCTTCCTATCTTCGGCACGTTGAATGAGATCGCAACTCCTCCGAAGTAGAACGGATATGTGTCTTCATCCTGAACGGCCCATTCGATGTCCTGCTCCGCTCTGAACTTCTGGTTCAGAAGAGGCTCTGCTGCAAATCTGTCCACCACATCCTGAATCATGTTCATGATGTGTCTGTGACCGATATTCTTCTTTGAGTGATCGCATATCCCGAAGTGAATCTCTGTTGCAACCACCCACGGACTATCATCGTCCGCAGTTTTTCCTGTTTCTAATTTTACGAGAGCGTATGGAAAGAACTGCGATTCATCTTCTTCATCATCTGTCACAACTGGAAGGTTCTGTTCGTACACATTCACCCCTGTCACAGTTTCCCCTGACGTATTCTCCGTCGTGATTCCCTGAAAAAGTTTCTTCATTTCTTCCACAAGGTCCCTCTGAAGTTCTGCTGCTGTCATTGCTTACCCCACAATCTTCTTGATCTCTGCTTCGAGGTTCTTGCGAAGATCTGACTGTATCGGCTCTTTGAGTGCTCCTGCCATTCCTCTCTCTCCCTGATATACTTTTTCAACCATTTTTGGAACGGAGTTTGAATGGAACACTTTGACCGGGAGTCTGTCTTTGCCTTCCCTCTGCATCACCAGTCCGTTGCGCTTGAACGCTTTTCCGCCTTGCGAACTGACCAGTTGCTTCATACCGCTGTTCACGATGTCTGCTGCCGCGGCCGCTCCGCCTTTTTTCGGTCTGCCTGCCCGGTTCTTAAATCGCACGAGTGTCAGAGGCTTTCCATCCGCATCCACCGATGCCGTGAGGTTTCCTGTTGACGCATTTTTGATCTTCATGTGACTATTGAATCCGACCTGCTTAACTGTATAGGCTCCTTTTGCGCTTTGCGCGATTCGTTTCCTCGCCTGCCTTGCAGTCTTGTTCACGGCATTCTTGAATACCTGTGGGGCCTTGCTCTTCATGTCTCCCAGTTTCTTCTCAACCAGTTCCAGTTCTGCCCTGTTTACCTCATAGGTAATCATCCTCTGTTCGCCTCCAACGTGATCGAATAGATTCCATCTTCAGCAATCGCATCGGCCACTCTGTATGATCTCTTGTCCAGACTCACGGCTGTTCCCTGCTTCGGGAGCGGTCCATAATCTTCCGCAGATACATACATGAGCACCTGTTTGACGTATATTCCGTCCATGTGCTGACTGTATCTCTTCTCTCGTTCAATCTGCTCGTTGTTGTCGATCTGCACTGCCATCGGCTTTCCGTTGACTGTGTGTATCTCCGAGAACTCATCCACGTTCAAAAAAGTCTGCTGCACATCCCTCTTTATGATGTCTTTGAAGGTCATGCTTTCTTCTTTCTCGTTGTGGTTCTTGTTGTTTTCTTTGCAGGAGTGGTCTTTCTTTCCGGTGTCTCTGGAATGCGTCCGATCAGTCCATCAGTACCTGCATCGCTCATTCCCGGCATACCTGCAACTGCTGTCACCGGAATTGCCTGCGCTGCCTGTGGTTCTGGCTCGTCTTCCTTCCACATTGCAGTTCCTGCTTTGAGCCACAATTCTGTCATTTCCTGATCGTTCACCGGAAGGCTTTCGCCTGTACTATACTGATGTGCGTGGTACAGTACAGGGCGAAGCGCAATCAGTTCTCTCATGCGTTGATATTGACGAGCACTGATGTTTCTGCTGCCTTTGCCGCTTCTGTTGCGAATCCGGCCGCAGTATTTCCTGATGCAGTTGTTGTCATCTTGCCTGCCGCAGTGACATATACCTCTGCCCCTGCCGTGATCTCGCTGTCATCTTTCTCGAATCGGAACACACCTTTCACATGAAGGCTTCCAGTCTCTCCCGGCTGGATTGTCATGCCTGCCACACCGACTCTCTTTCCGAGAACGATCACGGAATTTGCTTCGATGGCACTGCTTCCTGTGTTCTTGTAGTCAATAGACTCTCCGCGCTGCCAGTATTCTGCTTTACTCATTGCGTTTGCCTCCCTTCTCTTATGCCAGTTCCAGTTTTGTCTCTACTTTGACACCCGGATTCTTCACCATGCCTCTGTAATCCATGACAGAGATGCCCCAGTCAAGGAAGATGTCCCACACGAATCCAAGCTGACCCGGTGCTTCCATACGACGAATGTTCGGGATTTCCTGACCGTTCAGGTAATCAACTTCGATTCCGTCGCAGTCTCCGGCTGCTCCGAATAACCACCACGGCATCACGTTACCCATGCCACCGCAGAGTGCATTGATTGTCGGGTCTTCCGCGACCTCGATCTGATCTCTGTACTGGTACAGTGGGTTGACTGCCTGTGTATTGTCTGTGGTGTTGATCGTCGGTGAGTTGAACAGTGTGTACATGTCAAACTTCATGCCGGAAGGAACGACGATCTGTGCAGGATTGATGATGATTGCTTCTCCGAACTGATCTTTCTGGTTCGCCAGTGCCATAATCATCGTCTGCATTGCTGCCTGTGTCACTCCTGTTCCTGTCTTCAGGAGGTTCTTGTGGTTTGAGCCGAACAGAGCAGTTCCGTCATAGATTGCCGGGTTATTGACAAGAATCTGGAATATCTGCTTGTTGATGGTCTTTCTCGCTGCTGCTGCGTAACGAGCCGGAAGGGATGTCACCAGAGAAATGTCGTCGTCTATGAAGGCTTTTCTGGACAGGGTGAACTGTCTTCCGTATGTCTTCAGTTTTCTCTGCGGCAGCTTGTCATCGGTGAATACATCATGCTTCAGCTCGCCATTCTCCGGCACTTCCAGAAACTCTCCGACCGGGCCTGCAACATAATAATTGTCGTGGGTCTTGAAGTCCGGGAGACTTCCTTTCTTCGTGAATCTGTCGAAGGTGACTGCAACCTTCTTGTGTCCCTCTCTGTATGCTTTCTCGATCGTCTGGTCTAAGATTGCCGGGAACGCTGCCTCTGGATTGTAGAACCCTCTGGACAGGAGAGAATACAGTTCGTCGGAGTTTCTTCTGTTCAGTCCTCTCTCGCTTGTTCCGTCCATCTGAAGACACTCGATTGCAAGATCACGCATACGCATACCGATCATCTGTCTCGCTCCGTCTGCCGGGTTCTCGATCTGAAGACCTGCCTTCAGGAGCAGAGAGTCAACTGCTGCTCTTCTGAACTTGTCCTCTGCGCTGTCTCCGACGCTTACTCCGGTGTGAACTGGTGCGGATGCCTGTCTCATGTGCTCGATGACTGCTGCTCTCACCTGCTCCACTGTTGTTCCGTTGTCGATGAACCCTCTGACCTGCTCATTCATTCCGAAATCGCGGCACATCTCCTCGATCTGTCTGATTCTGGCTCTTTCATTCTCGACTGCGCTTCTTGCTCCGTCTCCGTTGCCTTCTCCGCCTTCGTCTCCATTTCCTTCGCTCTCACCTGCTGCCGCGCCTCTGGAACTTCCCTCGCCGCCTGCTGTGGCTCCTGCTCTGTCGAGTGCTTCGATTGAACGCTGCAAGGTGTCAAACTCCGCCCTCTCTTCTGCTGTCATTGCTCTGCTTTCCGCTCTCGCTGCCTGCAAGATTTCGTTCTGCCGAGCCAGCATCTGTTCTCTTGTCATCTGCTTTTTCCTCCTCTTGCGATGTTTTTGTTATACTGTAACTGCCGAGCATAGGTTTCATTCCATGCCGCCGCCTCATCTGCCGTCATTGAACGGCCTACTCCGACCGTAGGGTCTGCCGGAACGCTCACGATGCTGATTTCATACGGAATCCACCGCTTTGCGATCGAGCACGGACCAGTGAAACGTCCATCCATTGACACCTTGTTCGGTGCTACTTCTTCCCAGTCCTCTACCATGTAACCGACGGACACTCCTTTCAGAGTCCCGGATTTCACTTTCTGGTAAATGACTTCGGATTCTGCGTCAGAGTCAAACGTGATCTCTGCATAACCTCTCTGATCTTCAATCCATGCCTTGTTAATTTTCCCGATAACCTTGTCTCTCTTGTGATTATAGAGAACGACACCGATTGAATTGAGTCTTGTCAGGTCCGCGCATTCCCCTGTATGGTCCAGAATCTCCTGTCCGAACCATCTTGTATATGGTGCTTCCGAAGAGAACGAGAGCACGAATGTCCTTTCGTTCCCTTCACCCTCGACTGCTCTGATCTGGCAGTCCACGAGTGCTCTGATGCCTTTATTTCTTTCCTGCTTCTGCTCCGGTTCCTCCCTTGACAGGGGTCTTCTCTTCGCTTCCGCCATCTGTGCCATTGTCATTCTGACCTGTGCTATTTTTTTCTTTTTTCTGCACTTTGCCACCGAAAACCACACCTCCTAAATCAATTCCTTTCTTCTGTCCATATTTCAGGACTTCCGCCATATCGTCGATCTGTGTCTGCCAGTCTCGACCGTTCTCTGCCGCGATCTCTTTGAACGTCTTCTGCCCGGTCTGCATCGCCGTCTTTGTTGCATTTGACTCTTTCACCGGGTCAATCCATTTCTTCGGCTGTTTAATCCATTCGTGTTGCAGATATTCCTCTTTTCTTTCCCAGAAGTCTGCAATATCCACCTTTCCTGCCAACACGCAGGAGATCACGAAGGTTTCGTATATCTCATCCAGTACGGCCAGAATCTGTTCTTCTTCTTCCGCAAACGTCAATTCGTCCTCAATGGCTCCCTGACGCGCAGATGAATAATTTGTCTCGGACATATCGCGGCTCGTTGCTTCGTAGGAAATGCCCTGTCCTGCTCCGACGAGACGCTGTTGCAGCTTCACGAATGAAGTTGCGTCTGCTGCCTGTCCTGTCGGGTTTACGACCTGCACTTCGTCTCCTGCGTTCAGTTCTTTAATCATGCCCGGAGTCAGGGTCTTTCCGTCATAATTCGCCTTGTCCTGCGATGCTGCGACGTTTCTTCCGATACCAGACACCGGAAGGGCCTTCTTGATGAAGACCGACAGACAGGCGGCAATTCTCTCTTTGACCGATACTGCCGTGATGAACTCATTGACATCTCGAATCCTTGTCACTGTCGGACTCATGTCAGACATCTCTCTGATCTGGCTCGGACGTTTCTTCGTGTAGTAGAAAATGACATCGGATGCCTTCAGATACACCGGGTTCCCGATTGTATATCCGTCAATCTGGTACTGTCTTATCCAATACCCGACCGGGCGATTGTAGGTGTTGTATTCGATGCCACCGACCACACGATTTCCGTTTTTCTCCGGCATAACGTGCATTGAGTCCAGTTCATCCACTTCGAGCATCTGAAGAGAAAACGGCAGGATTCCGTCTCGTGTGTATCTCTTCACGAACAGGATTCCTCCGTCCACTTTCTTTCTCACGACGGCCATTCGCAGAATCTGGTTCAGGCTCTGCTGTCCTGTCACATCGCAGTTTCTGGCCTTGCACCAGATTTTCCACAATCGTTCCAGTTCCTTGTTGACCGCGTTCTTCTTCGTCATTGATCGAAGCTGAAATCCGGTTCCGACAACGTTTCTCTTGTATGCTCCAAGCACGGAGTTCATCACATCAGAGTTCCGTTCAAGGTCCCTTGCTCGTGCTCGCACATACTCTCGGTTTCCTCTGTCGGTTGCCTCTGCCGAATAGTTTGCAACTCTCCACCCGGCATTCAACCTTGCGTCGTTTCCTGCATCATAGTTCCGCAGTTCGTTTCTCCACGCAACTCTTCGTGCGCCCCATTCAGGAGACACGAATGCGATTGCTGCATCCAACCAGTTCACCGTTCTCACCTCCCATCAAAGAAGGCAACGTATGTATCATCCAGAAGTCCAGATGCCTCCTGCGCGTTCACTTCTGCCTGAAGTTCCTTCTGCATCTGTCGCAGAAGTGACAGGTCTGCTCTGGTCAGTTTTCGGCTTCCGATCTGGTATGACTGGCCTCCGATCAGGACCGTTCGGATTGCTGTGTTGACTTGCTTTAGCAACTCTTCGGTGTTCATTTGTTCCATTTCTTCCATCGACTTTCCTCCTATACCCAGTTTTCATTTGCTTTTATCCACGCTTCTTCAGGAGCGTACTGCTTTTCCTCCTGCTGCGGCTGTTCTGGTTCTTCCTCACTGTCCAAGTGCATCGAACGAACTCCTCTGATGTCTGCCGCTGCCAGCGCGTACACTTCTGCGTCGAGGTAATGGTTGTCGATGTGAGAACGCTTCGGAACCCATTTCTGAATCGTTTTCTTTCCCGACTTCGTGTTTATCTTATGCTCCGCAGTCACCTGCTCTGCGTATTCAGTATCGCATCCCTCGTATACCATCCATGAGCCTCGACCGTTTGGTTTTTTCATTCTGGCCGCGATCATGTCCTTGTACTTGTCACCGTCAACGAGCACCAGATTCATTCCGTGCGCTGCGCTTGTCGGTTTATTGATTTTTGACATCTTGAAATGCGACATCATGGGATTGTTCGAGCCTTTGACTGGCAAGGCCCAGTCTGAATTGTTCGCGCAGAAGTCATATGTTCCGTCTGAATCATATCCAGAGTCAATCAGGCACAAGCACACAACCAGTTTCTGACCGTCTTCTCGCTCATATGCCAGATTCATCACTCTTTCAATATCCGCAAAAGACATTGCCTGTCCATGCGCGATATTTTGCGAGGTGATATGATCTCCCCATGCTCTTATAGTCCAATATAAGCACGTTTCCTGCACATCGACACCACCAGTCAGCATCCTCGCCCATCCCGGCACTGCAAGTTCTGGCAGATCAGTCTGCCTTTCAGCCACTGTGTCTGCCGTTGTCTTCAGTTTCGTGTCCTCCCACGGCTCCGCCAGCCACGAGTTGACGAAGTTTTGCAGTTTCTCCGGGTCATCCTTTGAGTCAAGGAACTCTTTCACAATCTCCGCCCATGACAGGAATCGTGAATACAGAGCATTGAGCCAGTATGACACCTTTCTCGGCTTTCCGATGCAGGTTCCTTTCACATCTCTCCACTCGCCCTGCCGAAGCATCTTGATTTTGTCCTTGTCGGTAATCTCGCATCCGCACTCCTGACACACATAGACGGCCTCTTTTGCCCTCTCTGCGTTTGTCATCCCTTCTCCGCTCGGAAAATGAATCTGTTTGAACGCGAACGTGATATACTCTCCGCAGTGCGGACACGGCATGAAATAATGCCTCTGCTCGTCTGCATCTTCGTGAATCTGCCAGACATAGTTCGTCTTCAGCGTCGGTGTTGAGCAAGTGTATATCTTCTTGCTGTATGTGAATGTTCTGGTTCTCTCCTTCGCCAGATTGTAAGGCGATGCCTCTTTTTTCGATGCACCGTCCATCTTGTCAATCTCATCGAAAAACAGGTACTTGATTGACTTTGATGCCAGTTTTCCGGGAGAACCGGAACCTCGAAGGTATATCTTCATCCCCCGGAACTTCAGGTTCAGTTCCTTCGATGAGTGTTCATAGAATCTCTCCTTGATCTCTGGTGTCTTTGTCAGAGACGGCTTGATTCTGTCATTTGATGTGTCCTTTGCCAGATCATCGCTCGGATATACAATCATCGTCGGTGATGGACTATCC